ATATTAGAAGAATGTAACTTATCTGATTTAAGTGAAAGAGAAAGATATTATCAAGAAAAATATAATGTTTTGTCTAAAAATGGTTTAAATTGTGTATTAGCTTCATATCAAAATGTAAGAGGTAAAATGTCTGAAGAATCAAAACAAAAAATATCTTTAAAAAATAAAGGAGTTAATAATGGTATGTATGGCAAAGTATCTTTAAAAAAAGGAATAAAAGTAAGTGAAGAAATTTGCAAAAAACAAAGTAAATCACAAAAAAAACTTTATGAAAATGGATATATAAACCCTATTGCTAAAAAAGTGATAAATACAGAAAATGGAATTATATACAACAGTTCTGTTGAAGCTTGGTTAGCAAGTGGATTAACTTGTCAAAATCGACATTTTAGATCAATGTTAAGTGGTAGTAGGAAAAACAAAACAAATTTTAAATATATTTAATTAAAATGTTTAATATACATATTAACAATACTAATAATCAAGCTAACTCTGGGAATACTGGGGTTAGCTTAATTATATTATATCAACAATATTTACAACATCCTAAAAGATTGTATAATTTTACTTATCAAGACTTTAGTCATTTGTATACAAAATGGATAAATGAAAATTAAAAAAAATGACAATACGAGAAATAATTAATGGGTTTAGAGTTCCTATGGATAAAGGACTTCCTTCAGATGATAGTGCATTTACTTATGCATATTTTTATCATTTAATGAAAATATGTAGAGGAGTTTTGCTTTATGACAAGATTAAAGATCCTGATTATAATTATAGTTTAAATTTACAAACATTAGATTGTGTAGAATTAATATTAGCAGACACAAATGAATGTTGTGAAAAATTACCTACAGGTTGTAAATGGTTAAAATCTAAAAAACCTATTCCTAATACAATTAATAATATTGTTACTAAAGTATATAATGATAGAGGAGATAACTATAGTAGAGTTGTTTCAGAATCATCTAAATCATTTAGAAGATATAATGAACTAGGTAATACTGAAAATAACTTTAAATATTTAATAAAAAATAACTATTTATTTGTTCCAGATTTGAACAGTCCACAATGGGTAAAACTTCAAGCATTATTTTATGATGATTTTGAAGTAAAAAATACTTGTGATAATGTTTGTAATTTCTTAGATACAGATTTTCCTTTAGATGAAAGGCTATTAGATAAAATGTATAATATGATGGCTGATAGGATATTAAAAACTTATCAATACTTTAATAGAGATGTTATAAATGATACATTCAATGAAGATGCAGGGTCCCCTCAGAAAACAAATAAATAAACCTTTAAAATATTATTCAGTTTATGATGTTATTAAAGAAACAGAATATGCTGATAAAAAATTATATGTTAAAGTAATAAAAGAAATATTTAAAGTAGCTGCAGAAATTTTATTAAAAAAACATACATTAAATTTATTAAAAATAGGTTCTTTTAAAATAATAGGATACAAGTCAAATAAAAAATTAATTGATTTTGGCTTAACTAAAAAACTTAAAAAAACAATATACTATACAAACTTTCACACAAATAGATTTAGATATAGAATTATTTATAACCACAATGTAATTAATACTTATTATAAATTTACAACTTACAGGCAACTAGATAGAGACTTAGCTAAAAAATTAAAAGAAGATGAATAATTTACAATTTACAAGCATTTCTACAGTTATTGAAAACTGGAAACAAATAGCTCCTAATGAAATTAATTTTAATGAAGAATTAATGACTGAATGGATTATAGATGCTTATTTTGAAATAGGAACAGCCAAACAATATAAAGAAAAAGTACAAAAATTACAAGTAAAGAATTTTAGAGTAAAATTACCTTGTGGTTTTAAACAAAATTTATATGTGTTAGCTAAATCTAAAGAACATTTAAGAGAGCAATTTTTTTTAACAGAATTAATAAAACAAGATTTTAATAATCCTGATTGCACATGGACTTATAGAAGAAATTGCAAATGTGAAAATAACTGTTCTTGTGATAATAGTTATTTAGAAACTAATGGTTGGTTGTTTATTCAAAACCTAGAACAAGCAAGAGCATTTCAATTTGCTAGTGTTCAAGATTTTACCCCTTGGTTTGAAAGACATAGAAATGAGTGGATTATTTTACAACCTAGAAAAAATGAATTATCTTTATTAAGACATACTAATGTAGATTTTGAGAGAGAGTTAAGACCTCAAAATTCTTTTACTATTGATAATGGATATTTAATATGTGATTATAAAGAAGCTGAAATAATATTAGGATATTTATCTATACCTGTAGATGAAAGTGATTTACCATTAGTTCCTAATACTAAAAATTTTATTAATGCTTTAATAGCTGCAATAGAAGAGAAATTAGCTTATATTCAATATAGAAAAAGTAAGTCTAATGCTGATTTAAACTTTTTTCAACTGGCTCAAAGAGAATATATTAAATATAGAATTAAAGCTAGAGAAGATTTAAATACTCAAACATTTGATGAAATGTGGGCTATGGGTGAAGCACTTAATCAATTCTTAGTACCTAATCATTATCATGGTTTAGATCAAAGAAAATCTCAAACAATAAATAATACATTTACAAAATATTAATTATGGCAGAGCAAAATAATAAAACTAGGACTTTGCAAGATATAGCTAATTATACTTTTACTAAAGGTATAAATCAAGATGCTTCTCCAGATGCTCAACCTAAAGATACTTATAGAGCTGCATTAAATGTATTGAAAGAGTCTTCTGAAGGTGATGAAAATTTTTTAACTTCAGAGTATTCTAATTTAGATTTAAACATTAAATTACCTGGAAAAATATTAAATTCTAATTTAATAAAACAATTAAATAAATGGGTTTTATTTTTATCTAATAATGAAATTGGAGTATTTGATGGTAATTTAAATACTTATACTACAATATATAAATCTCCTTGTTTAGACTTTAATAATTATGTAGAATCTGTTACTTATGCTAAAACAGAATGTGAAGATATAGTTATAGTATTTTGGGATGGTAAGAATAGAGTAAGAAATATTAATATAACAGAGTATTTAAAAGATCCTAATACAGATTGTTGTATTAATAGTTGTGATGAATTAGATTTGTTTAAAGTTGCAGACACTTGTATTAGATTAAATAATGTTAATTTTATAGATAATGCAGCTTATGCTATAGAAGCAGGTATGTATAGGCCATTTATTCAGTATGAAGATAGCAATGGTAATACTACAAATTATTATGTTATAAATGAAAATATTCCTTTAGTAGAAGATAATCTTATTTTTTCTTATGAATATATAGATGGTAATGAACCTAAACTTTTAAATAAAAGTATAGTTTTAAATTTTGAAAATTTAGATGTTTTATATCCATATATAAATGTAGGATTTATAAAAACTGTAGGTGGAGTTTCTACTTCTTTTTTATTTAAAAAGAAACAACCAGTAACTTCTGAATTAACTGTAGTTTATGAAGGAGATACTATTTTTACTGAAACTGTAGATATAAGAGAAATCTTAGTTAAAAGAGCATTTTATTTATCTGCTAAAAGTGGATTAATATATAATAATAGATTATTATTAGCAGGAGTTAATGGTAAAAGAAATGTTGATTACCAACAATATGCAAATGATATTACTGTTAAATATGTAACAGCAAAAATTAATATAAATAATACTAAAGGGTATAAAAACCCAGAACATGTTATTCATCACAAATCTTGGATGAGAGATGAAAATTATATGTTAGGTATTGTTTTAGAATTTGAGGATATGTCAGAATCTGCTGTATTTCCTTTAATTAATAAACAATATACTCCTTTTCCAGATTGGAATGAAGAAAACCCACAAACTAATGATACAGCATTATGTTGTACAGATAATAGAGTTTATTGGAAAGAAGTTAATACAGCTAAAAGATTATCTTATAATAAATTTGCTAAAAGTCTAAGTACTACAGATTTTTGTTCAGGTACTATTGATAATGATAATAATACAATTCGTTCTGAAGGATACTTAGGTTATTTTGAATCTGAAGAAAGATACCCTATAATTCCTAGATGTGATGTAGGTCCATTTAACCCTATTACTTATAATGAGAATAATTATATGTATCCTACCGAAGTCATTGATGATAAATTATATGGCAAACCTATTACATTATTTAAAATGCCAGATTCTACTATTGAACCTTTTCATAACAATATAGTAGATGATTTTGCTATTGAAGAAAATAAAAATAGATATGATAGTAAATATGATAGTTTAGAAATTTATCCTTTAGGATTAAATCTAGACAATGTTAAAATGCCTACTTTAGAAGAAACAGGAGGAGTTAGAGTAACAGGTTATAGATTAGTTTATGTAAGAAGAGATGCTTATAATAAATCTATTCAAGCTAAAGGATTTTTTGTTGAAACTTTTACTAATGATAAATATGGTACAGAATATATTTTTCCAAAACATAATGTAAACTCTGGTGCTAAATGGGATTATTTTTCAAATCAATATAATCCTGATTTAACTACTTCTAATACTGTTACAGACTTTGTAAGAAATTGTGGGTATGGTGAGCATTATGATAAAGCTTTAATGTTTTATGGAGGAAATACTATGGCAGTTCAAGGTGGTATAAATATGAACCATGTTAAAATAGAACAACAATATAATACAACAGGATATTATTTAGATTCTATTAATGGACAAAATGGTTTTAAAACAAATGCTGGAGATGGAGTTTTAGATACTTCTACATTTTTAGATAAAGATGGTAGATTAAGAGGAGCTGCTATTCAAATATATAATATGTACAATTATGGATATGTGCAAACTGATAATCTAATTATAGATAGAACAAATGGTTATAAAAATAGATCTTTATTTTATAATTTTAAAAATATTTGTGCAGAAAATTATTCTTATGTAAAAGATAATGTTATTTTAAATAAAATTTTAGGAGCAGAGTACTCTCTTGTAAATTTTTATAGAGAGAGCGGAGTTTTTGTTTTATTAAATAAAAGAACAGATTTATCTTTTAATCATAATGGAGATTTTTTTAATTCAGATACTAGTGCTAAAAAATGTAACTGTACTACATTAACAACTAATATAATTTTCTTTGAACTAGATGTACCTGTAATTTTATCTACGGCAAAAATTTCATCAGATTACTTAACAAGTCAAACCACTTTTCCAACTGCTTTAACAAATTATCCTAATAATACTGAATTTACTATTATTAACACAGGAGGAGTTGCTCCATTTGATGTAGGAGATAAATATAAATGGAATTCAGGAGCAAATAGATTAGAAAAAACTGAAGATTTTTATAATCCAATACCTGTAACTCCTATACCTGCTACAGGTTCTGCAACTTTAAGGTTTAAAACAGAGACATGGGTTAACCAAACTTTTACAGTTGCTGCAACTATTGCTCCTTGGGGAACTCTTGTAAATTATTCTAATCCTGCATTTCCTGTCGGATCAGTTTTAACTATTACAAATAGTCCTGGTGGAGCTTTTACTAATGGTATGGTTTTTTCTGTAATTAGTACTACTCAAATACAATGGTTGGCACCATTTGGAATTTCTTTTTCAAATGGAACAGCCTCTTCAAATGTTTCTCTTACAGCTACAAGTCCTTCAGGGAATAGTGAACAATATTTCTTTGAAAATTATTTAGATAATGCTACTTCTAATAATATATTAGATAATTGTAATGAAGGTTACATTTATTATGGTTCTTTAAAAAATAATCTTCCTAGACAATATGGGGCAATACAAGATATGTTTTTTATTGATACAGGATTAAAAGCTTGTGCTGACCAAAAAAGTGTTACAGGTTTTTATGGAGATAGTTTTATTAACACCTTTTCTTTTATTAGAACAGGAGTTACAGGAATGTTAGAAGATTCTTATCTTAATGATAGTGTGGGAGCTAGGTGGATGACAAAATTTGATCCAACTTTTACTATTCAAAATATTGTAGCCAATAATAAAGGTTATTTACTTTCATTATATTTATTACAAAAACCTAATGTAACTCTTATTAATTCTGTAATGGAATCTGATTATAATTTAGATTTAAGATATGAAGGACCTACATTTAATGAAATTTATTACCCTAAATTAGCTAATGGAAAATATAAATTATTTTCTAATAAAACAAGAGAATATGCAGAAGATTGTTTTTTAAATAGTTATTTTTATCAAATTATTTGTGCTCAAGATGGAGATAATTGTGCTAATTATTCTGAATTTGTAGAGTATGATGATTCTTATAGAAATTTTCATGATAATATTATTCTTATGAATAATGATTATAATGAATTAAATGGGTTAAGATTTAACATATTTAAACCTATAGATGAAACTTATAAAACTTGTGATTGTGATAATCAATATGATAATAGAATTATAGTTTCTACTGCAGATAATCCTTCTGTAGCAGAAAGTGGATTCTCTAAATTTTTAGCTAATAATTTTATAACAGTACCTGCTGCATATGGAAATATTACAAATCTTTTACAAGAAAGTAATATTATATATGCTCACACTACAGATACTATGTGGAAAATACAAGTATTAGAATCTCAATTACAAGCTAATAATAATACTATATATGTTGGA